AACGGATATCTGACTAACAGATAATTTTTTGTTGTATATTTTTTTATGATTTGTGTCTAAAATTTGTTGACTAGTGCACCTCAGCTTACAAAAGCAGGCTGAGGTAAAGTTGGATAAGTGTGCTTATACTAATTTTTGTATTCTGCTGCAAAATGCACGGATTCAGCAAAGCAGCGGCAGGATTTCTCTGACAAGCTTAGAAACAGAGCAATTTGTTTCTCTGGTGCTAGAGAACGAGAAGTGGTATACTGATTCTTTACCAGAGATTTCCTTTATCCATAAATTTCTTTATGAGCTTCAAGCACCTAAAGATTATATTGAAATAGGCGAAGATTTCGAGCATAATGTAGTACATTTTTGTGATATCGGTAAGATAAATCTCATTAGGAAAATAGATTTTGCAGAGTGATTAGGTAGCGGAATAACGTAAATAAGAAAAGGAGCGTGTACATAGATGAAAATACAAATTCCTGTTAAACAGGGAGATATTATTTCTTTAGACATTAATGGATTAGGTAGTAGCGGCGAGGGTGTAGGCAAATATGAAGGCTTTACTGTATTCGTTAAGGGAGCTTTACCAACCGAAACTGTCAGTGTAAAAATAACTTTAGTAAAGAAAAGTTATGCTGTAGGTGCATTACAGGAGATTATCAAGACCTCGGCTGAGCGTGTAGAGCCTGCGTGTCCTGTATATAAAGAATGTGGCGGCTGTCAATTGCAGCATTTGAGTTATGCAGGTCAGCTGGCTGCTAAACGTGAGCAGGTGCAAGCTGCCTTGGCACGTATCGGTCATCTGGATGTAGAGGTTTTGCCGGTATTAGGTGCAGCGAACCCTTGGAATTATCGCAATAAAATGCAGTTTCCGGCAGCAATGGATGCAGAAGGTATTTTGAACATCGGCTGCTATGCTACTGCCACTCATAGCGTTATCGACACCGAAAACTGCCTGATCCAGAAGAAAGCTAATAATGAAATAGTGCTCACCGTACGCAAATGGATGCAACATTTTGGTATTAGCGCATATAATGAAAAAACAGGCAAGGGACTTGTGCGTCATGTTATGGGACGTGTAGGCGTCCATAGCGGTGAAACCATGGCAGTAATTATTACCTCTGAATACGACATCCCTCATCGCCGCGTTTTAATCGAATGGCTGAAAAAGCACGTTCCCGGACTGACTGCTATTATTCAAAATATTAATAAAAAGAACACTAATATTGTTATGGGTAATAAAACCAGAGTTATTTACGGTAATCCGTCCATAAAAGATAGCTTAGGTGCTTTAAATTTCAATATTTCTGCCCAGTCATTTTTCCAAGTAAACAGCGAACAAGCAGAAAAATTATATAATAAAGCTTTAGAATTTGCTGCTTTATCCGGAAATGAAACAGTTGTCGACGTTTATTGCGGTACAGGCACCATTTCCTTATATTTAGCTAAACATGCACAAAAAGTATACGGTATTGAAATCGTAGCCCCTGCCATTGACGACGCTAAGAAAAATGCGGAAGAAAACGGCTGTAAGAATGCCGAGTTTATTTTAGGCGATGCAGCAGTGGAGCTGCCTAAATTGTTAAATGGCGGTGTACAGCCGGATGTAATTATCGTCGACCCTCCACGTGCAGGATGTGAAGAAAAGGTTTTGGCTGCCATGGCTAGAGTTGAGCCACAACGTATCGTGTACGTATCCTGCAATCCTGCTTCTTTAGCTAGAGATTTGCATTATTTAGAAGAGCATGGGTATAAAACACTTATTGCGCAGCCTGTGGATATGTTCCCGATGACAAGTCATGTGGAAACTGTGTGTGCGTTAAACCGCATAAAACCTTGATTTTAGGCGTTTTTGAAGGCTGAAAAACAGCTATTTGTGGCCGTCTTGTGGCCGAAAATTTTAGATGGCCACAAATTTATACACAAAAATACGAGAGCCCTAGCGACTGATTAAGGTTGCCAGGGCTCTTTTTTTATTTAGTTTTTACGGCATTCTCGAAAATGTCCACGGACTGGCTTCGGAGATAGTCGGTGTTGTGGGTATATGTATTAAGCGTTGTTTCTATGTTACAGTGGCCTAAACGCTCTTGCACGTCTTTTATATTGGCTCCGTTCTCTACAAGCGTTGTGGCGTGAGTATGGCGCAGGGAATGGTAGTTAAACATTATATTCAGCTCGTAATGAATAATCCTGTTGCAATACTTCATACTGTCCATACTCAGCAGTTGGCCGTTTTCTTTTACGTTAAGCATGTCAACAGGTTCAAGCGTACATGGTACGCCAGCTTCGACTTCAACAAGCCTGTATATGGTATCTCCCTTTTCATCCAGCTCAGGCTTCTTGTAAATCCTCGTATAATACTCGCCATAAAAATCGCAGTTGCTCATCTGCTTATCGTGGGCTTTTTTGAGTGCCCGGTAAAGAGTTTCACCAAATTGGATTACACGGTTGGATTTGAAGGTTTTGGTGCTGTTGAAATACCAGGCGCTCTTCTCTTCCTTCTTACCTTTTTTCTTGAGCACATCACGTACGTCTACGCCATAGTTACGTTTAAGCAGCGCCTTGTTAATGGTGATTGTGCGGGCCTCGAAATCAACATCGTTCCAGGTCAGGCCAAAGCATTCGGAAATTCTTACGCCAGTATAGTAACCTATCATCAGCGGTATATAGAAGTTGGAGTCCTCAGGAAACCGTTTGGTGATCTGACTGAATTGTTCAGGCGTGATAATGTAGCGTTGGTTGCTTTTGCCGTGCTCAAATTTAGGGATTCTGACGTTGTTGCATGGGTTATAGGGAATATACTTCAGAGGCTCTACAGCATAGTCCAGAGCTGCTGAAAGCGTTGAAAATATACCTACTACGCTTGCCTTACTAAGGCCGTGCATTTTAAGGCCATTGACGAATTCCTGAATGGTAGAAGGCGTGAGGGCCTTTAATCGGTACATCCCTAAACTAGGCTTTAAGTGGTTCTCCAATGTGTACAAATAACCTACCTGAGTATTGTACTTGAGGTTCATCTTGCAATAGGTGTCCATCCAGTTGTCCAGGTAATCAGCTACGGATATATTAGATACTTGGAAGGACTGACCGCTTTCGTTGTATTCGGCCAGCGCCTTAGTGCCAGCTTCCACGGCTTCCTTTTTGGTCTTAAAGCCTGACTTGGATACACGTTTGCGTTTGCCGGCTATTGCAGCCACTTCAAATCTGTACTGCCATTTATCGCCGCGTTTGGTTACATTCAATGTTGCCATAAAAAAATCAGCTCCTTTACTTAATAATTTGTATGCAGTAGCAGAGCTGATTACATTATGATATAATGATGGTGTCAGCTCTTTGTTAGTTGGGTATGACATTTCCGCCATGGAAGGCGGTATACTCAAGGGTGGTGCCTTGAGTGAAAGAGAGCCTGGTAAGCTCCCGTTCCAGATCCCTCGGTGTTGGTAGCACCGGGGGATTTTTTTGAATAATTTTAGAGAATAACGTATAATTAAAGTAGGCTTTTAACGCCTTGGATAAAGCTGTCTCTATTCCAGTTAACTATACAGTCAGCACTTTCTTGTACTATCATAGGCATATATGTATTGCCCCATGGCTTAATTGCTAGAATTGGTTTATTCATTTTAATAGCTTCATTTATTTCGAATTCAATCCATTCACTATAAGCTACATACATTCCAGCAGTAATGACAACTATTGAGGCATGTCTTATTTGATTGCTGATGGCTGCGCGTAATTGATAGTTACTTCTAGCAGAGAACGGGTCATGTGAAGGGACACTGTAGTCCTTATAATGAATATTTGATTCATTCAGCCAGGAAAGCAAGGTGTCATATTGTTCTCTGTAGTTCCACGAATGGCTAATAAAGAAATTATATATTAATAATCTGTTAAACATATTTTGATCCTTTCTTGTGTGGAGGTTTATTATGAAATTTAGAAAAAAGCCTATAGTAATTGAAGCGTACAAGACTGATAAAGAAATGATAATTCCAACATTGGAAGGGCCGCTAAGAGCTGCGCCAGGTGATTGGATTATAACTGGTCTGCGTGGTGAGCAGTATCCTTGTAAGCCTGATATATTTGAGAAGACATACGAGCCTGTAACAGACTAGAGTTGTTTTGTAGGACAGCTATTATGCAGCTGTGCCCAGTCTATGTTTTCGCTAGATATTATGCTTTCGCAGCGTTCTACAAGTTCGTTGAATGGTGATGCAGAGTTCTGGTATCCGCCAGAGCGCGTAAGATAAAGATACTTTTCGTGTTTAAGGAGCTCTGCAGTAGAGCGGTATTGTATCCAGTTTTCATGGTACTTATTGATGCTTTGCAGAAAATTGCTGAATGCTATCGCAATGCCTGCTGCGATTCCTGCGTATTTGAACCACCAGAATTCATCCGAATAGTAGGATAAGGGGACAATGAGTAACGCCAAGCCATTATCCAAGTATTTAAGATTTTTATACCATTTTTGTGCAGAGCTGCTTTTCTTGCTATACCACTGTATTTGGTCTTCCAAACGATTTTTAATATATTCTTGTTCATCCATTATATGTACCTGTTATACAATCCTCCAGTGTAATCTGGGGGACTTTTTATTTTAGAATGGGAACACTGTTGTGGTATCTTGATGTTGCTTTTCCAGTTCCCAATTCGTTAACACTCCGTCAGCAAAAAATGAACTTTGCCCTCCGCAATATGGACAATAACGTGCATTGCCCGGTAAAAGTTTACCACAACCACCAGTAAAGCCTTAAAATTGAAAAGGGAAAGCTGCGGAGTTTTTGCACTTATGTTCCCGACATTAATGTCGGGAACATCCCTGGAAACCGCTTCCTGCCTGAATTTCTTCAATCTCTGTCCTCTTATAATTTCATAGCCATTATTGGCGAATTCATCAGAATTATTATTGATATAGCGTTCAATAGTTCTGATATCTACTTCAAAAAAATTTGCTACCATTTCTTTGGTATAACGGTATTGTCCCTCGAATATTATACCTGGAACATCAAAACTGTTATAGAACTCTTTAAGAGCAGGCTCGTTGTTCAGAATATTTTGCCTATCTATTTGTGATGTTGTTAAATCTTTATTCATACTATTCTCCTCTTCTCTCGCCGCCTTGCACCCAGCAGGACGGCTATTTTTTTATACTATCTTGCTTTGAAAAGCTACTGCTTTACCTAAAATTCTAAATGACTCTATCTGGTCGAGAGAATATATCATAGGTGCGTATTTAGGGTTTTCTGCGTTAAGTACAATCTGATTATCATATATGTAGATACGCTTAAGGGTAACCTCATCATTAATGGATACTGCTGCTATCTCACCGTTCTCCACTTCTGGTTGTTGGCGTATGAAAACTACATCGCCGTCATGAATGCGTGCGCCTATCATAGAATCACCTTGAGCAATGAGACAGAAGTCTACGTGAATTTTAGAAATGAAATCCGTATACCCTTGAAAGTCTTCAGCTTCAAATATCGGCTCACCACAGGCAATTCTTCCAAGAATTGGAATTTTTACTGGAGCTACTTGGTGTATGTTGTCGAATTGGGGAAGGGGTGGGGGCGTAGTAGTTTTATCCTCTTCTATTCCCATTAACCAAGCCTCTGTTACATTTAATGCCTTAGCCATTAAATAGATTTTATCTTGTTTGGGATTCACTTTACCAGAAAGGTATTGGCTTATTGCAGATTTAGGTATTCCTGTTTTTTCTGCTAGGTCTATTTGTTTCATGTGATTTCGGTCTAATGCAAGTTTTAACCTAGGTGCGGTTTTTAAAATTGTTTTCATAATTTTCACTCCTCTAATATACCTAAATAATACCACAAATTGAACTTTAGTTCAATATAAAAGCAGGAAAATTTAAAAAAATTGAACAAAATATCTTGACATAGGCGTTTTTGAAGACTATAATTTGAATAACAAAGTTCAAGAATATTGAACAAAAAGAGGAGGTGTGATAATGCCAGAGTTTGATTACTCCATTTTAAAAGGAAAAATAGTCGAGGTTTTTGGTTCCCAAAAAGCCTTTGCAGAAGCACTTAATGTGTCTGAGAGAACACTTTCCTTGAAGTTAAATAATAGGATTTATTTTTCTCAGGACGAGATGCTGGAAGCGGCTAGATTATTAGGTGTTGAATCAACAGGAATCAAAGCCCTTTTTTTTACCACAAAAATTCAATAATATTGAACAAAGATAACCCAATCGTTTGTCAAAAGGAGGTGAGAAGTGGTGCGTATTATGAAGCCTGTTTGGCAGGACCGTGTCCTGATTTTATTGACGCATAAAAAAGCGCTGGCAGATGAAATCCATATAGGACCCAATCCACCAGCCGATTTATTGGAATGTTATAAGAAGTTAAACTCTGTTTTTGATGACATTATTGAAGCAGAGATTAAATTCCGAGCTGACTTAAAATAACTTTTCCAGATATAGTTTTGACAAGTTCTAATGCACAGGTACCACCAACTTTAGATAAAAGTTCTTTGGTTTTGTTCCATACAGTATCATTGCGAATATTGTCCAAATAATCGCATCCATCAGCTGTAAGTCGCTTAATCATATAGTCGTCGTATTCGACACCACAACAACTAATGTCGATTACATCTATATAATCATTATCGACTAACAGCGTTACATGGAAACTGACAAGAGCTAGATCAGTACAATCTATATCTTCTGCTAACTGCTGTATTCCATTGTAATAACAAAGGCTATCAGCATTTTCTATAGCTAATAAGATTTTTCGGATTAAATCCAAATCACGTTTTAAAATAATTCACCTCCTTCCTATAGGTTAATTATAGCACGGAGGCGTAATAAAGGAGGTGCCGTAATGGCAGAGAGCAAGATTTCTAGAGTTTATAAAGTCTTTGCAGAGCATCCGAGTTTTAAGGATGTTGAGGTTGCAGAGGTTATGGGTGATATTTCTGAGGATATGGTGTGTGTGTACCGCCACCGCCTTAAGAACCAAGGTTACGTTGAGTTCAACCCTACAGGCGGTGTTAACATCCTGAAGCCTTACAAGGGCGAAAGCAAGGGCTTGAAGCAAAGAGTTTATGAGGAGATGGTCGATACATATATGGACGATTTCAGAGCTCAGCAGACCTTTGCAGACCGTCTTGCAGTAGGCAGAGAAATTCGCCTTATCTTGGAGAAGATGTAATGTTTAAACCGAATACATTGGAAATCATTTCATTCTTAATATCGCTGCTAGCACTGCTGGTGGCAATACATAAATAAGGAGGTGCCTATAATGGCAAGTGTTGAACTGTTGACTGTTGCTGAAGTGAGCAAACTTCTGAAATGTAATGTTGATTTTGTCTACAAGTTGAACAAGGCTGGACTGCTGAGGTTTATGAAGCTTGGCAATCTTAAGTGTCGCAGGGAGTCTTTGGAAGAGTTCCTCAGCAAGTATGATGGCAAGGATGTTACGGATCCGTTTAACGTAAAGGAGCTACCTAACAATGAAAAAGATTAGTGCTTTAGTATTCATTGCAGCTATGGCTCTTAGCGTGTTTATCATAGGGCACGGTATTTACAAGAGCTTTTTTGCTCCCGTAAAGCGTGTGGTCACTATGTACACCGTAAAACCCGGAGATACCTGGTACGGTATCTGCGATAAACATTATGCAGAGAATAATACCGAATGCTTTAACGAGTTTTGGTGCAAGGTGATGCGGGACAATGGCAGCCGCAAGCTGTTCCCTGGCGACGAGGTTGTCATCATCAACACCGTATATAAATAGCCATGGCTGAGAAAAAATATAAAATCTGCTCACGATGCGGTAAAAAGCTGTATCGCTGGCACTGGTGCAATGGCTTGCCGGTATGCTGTGACGACCGAATGTGTTGGCAAAAGCAGCCTACGAGGAGAAATAAATGCCTGGATAAAAACAGTAGGAGATATGGATGAGGTGAGAAGTGATGGAGAATAAGCAAGAAATCTGCAATGAGCTGTGCAAGGTGCTGCAGATGACCAGAGATGGCGCTGATATTGTAAGGCTGATTTACTGTAGACAAGGCCTTGAATACCCAGAAAGCGTTATCGTGCAATACAAGAACGGTTACAGCAAGGAAATCAACGTGCACATGGACAGTGGCTGTGCGATGGTTAAGGACATCATGCGCAATGTTTAAAAAAGAAAAAGCACCTAGCAGTGCAGCAACACTACTAGGTGCAAGAGACGATGAACAGCAAACTCATCATCTCCATTATAGCATAAAACGGAGGTTATATAAATGGATAGAGTTAAAATCGCCTGCAAGATGGCATTGATTGGTATCGAAATTAAGAAGCTTATGCAAAGCACTGAGCTGATTGCAGATTACCTGCAGGATGATGAATTTGACGAGGTCACTCTCAGTGCCATCGAAGATACTTTGAATATGGTTGAAAAGTCTACTCAGGACATTAAAGAACGTGCTACAGATGTCTGGTTAACCGCTCATGCGGCGAAAGTGAAAATGGAAAAGGAGGCGAAAGCCAATGAAATTGTTTGAGATTGATGAACGCCTTGCTGCGTGCGTAAAAATTAGCGACGATCAAGCCGTTGACGCCGAGACTGGCGAAGTAATCGACATTGAAGCTGTTGAAGCTCTGGAAATGGAGCGAGAACAGAAAATCGAGAATATTGGCATGTGGATTAAAGATTTAACCGCTCAGAGCGAGGCCTTGAAGGCTGAGAAAAATAAGCTGGCAGAGCGTGAGAAATCTGCTAAAAATAAGGCCGAACGCCTTAAAGAATTTTTGACCGCCTATCTGGACGGCAAGAAATTTGAAACTGCTCGTGTGGCGATTAAATTCCGCTCTGTGGAATCTGTAAGCGTGCCTGATGTGGCAATGCTTCCAGCGGAGTATATCCGAACCAAGATTACCAATGAGGCCGATAAAACGGCTATTAAAAATGCTATCAAGGCGGGTGAAGTTATCGAGGGTGCTGAGCTTGTTAAAAAGCAAAGCATCAGTATTAAATAGCCATAAGAGAGGGTGTGATTATATGGGAGTGCATTGGAAACCAATCACAGGATTTGAAAAATACTACATGATTGGCGATAATGGTCAGATTTATAGCTTACATAAAAATAAAATTCTGAGTCCTCAACTAAACAAGAAAAATGGATATCTTTATGTGGCATTATGCAAACCTGGCTATAAAAAATTCAGCAGTCTTCATAGATTGGTAGCTATGCATTTTTGCAAAGGTTATGCCGAGGGCCTTTGTGTAAATCATAAAGACGAAGTTAAAACAAACAATCAGGCATCTAATCTTGAATGGTGCACAAAGGCCTACAACAACTCGTACAACGGGAAAAATGATACCTGTTGTAAGAAAGTAGCACAATACACTATTGGAGGCGTGTTGCTTAAAGTTTGGAATGGCCTACATACCGCAGATAGAGAGCTTAATATTAGTTTTAAAAACATTTCTGCCGTATGTAGAGGCGAGCGAAAAAGTGCTGGCGGATATAAGTGGAGGTATGCAAATGAGTAAAATCATAGGAATTATGGGAGAATCCGGAAGCGGTAAAACAACCGCTATGCGCAATCTGCCGCCAGATAAAACGGTATACATTGATGCCGACCGCAAAGGCTTAAGTTGGAAAGGTTGGAAAAGCCAATATAACAGCGAGCAGAAAAATTATTTTAGAATTGATGATCCTAGCAGAGTACTGGAATGTTTGAAATGGGTGCAAGAAAGCGCATTGCAATGCGAATACATTGTGATTGATACAATCAATGGAATTATGGTTGGCGATGAAATGCGGCGAATGAAGGAAAAAAACTATGACAAATGGGTAGAGCTTGCACAGTCCATTTGGAGTATTTTGGATTATGCCAATAATATGGACGATAAGTACACAGTAATCGTAATAGCTCATTCTGAAACATTTATAGACGATAACGGCTATGTGTTTACTCGCATCCGTACTAGCGGCCGCAAACTGAGCAAGATTGTTTTAGAAAGCAAGATGACTACTGTATTACTTGCCAAGGCTAAAAATGGCAATTATGTTTTTGAAACTAAAGCTAATAGCAGCACTGCCAAATCTCCGATGGGGGCGTTTGATAAGGCTGAAATTGAAAACGACATAATGCTCGTAATTGAAGCATTGAAAGATTACTAAGGAGGAAGAATAATGATTAACATCGACTGGAGTAAAGAGCAAGAGGCTCAAGAATTTGCAAGACCGGGCGCAGGTGCCTACATCTGCCGCATTGTATCCGTTGAGGATAATCCTAGTAAGGAATATCTTAAGATTTATGCAGATATTGCAGAAGGCGAATTTAAAGATTATGGCAAGCAGACCGAGGAGCGCACCTGGAAGGACTTTGGATATATCAGCTTTATTCGCTCCTACAAACCTAAAGCAAGAGGCTTTTTCAAAGGCTTTTTAACTGCTCTGGAAAAATCTAACCACAATTTTAGTGCTGATAAATTTGACGGCAATGAGCAACGCATGAAAGGTATGTGGATTGGCCTTGTACTGGGTGAAGAAGAATACGAGAAAAAGGATGGCACTGTAGGCGTACGCACCTATGTAGACAGCATTCGCAGTGTTGAAGCTATCCGCCAAGGCGATTACAAGATTCCAGAGCTTAAAAAGCTGAGCCAAGCTGATACTGCTTCCGCACCTATCAACAGCTACGATGACTGTCCGTTCTAATGCAAAACTGAATCTTGATGACATTAAGCCCTATCTTGAGGGAGTAAAAAATAAGGGCGGCCAGCTTGTTGCTGACTGCCCTTTATGCGGTAAAAAAGGCCATCTTTATGTATCCGAGAAAAATGGTGAGGTCCTTGTGTATTGCCAAAAGTGCAATGCTCCAGGCACGGATTTTTTTAAAGCGTGGCGCTCCATGGGCGCTAAGCATGAGGAGCCTGAACCTATGGATTACAAGGCGACCAAGCCTATTGAGGATTATTACCACATTTACAGAAACCCAGACGGCACAGAGGCATACCGCAAGCGCCGCAGGAAATGGGCTGATGGACACAAAGTATTCAGTTTTTTATACGAGGAAAACGGCAGGACACAGTACAAAAAGCCTGACAATTGCAACAACCTCTATAATCTGGACGGACTAGCGGAAGCAGATCCGGAAACCACGCTCTATATTGTGGAGGGTGAAAAGTGTGTTGATGCAATGAACAAAGCGGGCCTGCTTGCCACTACCACCAATACAGGCGCTCAGAAAAACATTAAGCTGACTGAGGTTGATAAAAGCCTGCTGGACAAGTTTAAGGATAAGGTTTTAATTCCTGATAACGATGATAAGGGCGCTGATTATTCCAATGCTTGGGAAGGCGTGCGAGTGCTGCCATTACCAAAGGTCTGGAAGGACTGCCCTAAAAAGGGCGATGTCGCTGACTATTTTAAGCAGGGTGGCGATGTTGCTGCCATCATCAATTATGAGTGGCCTGTAAAATATGAGCTGACTGAGGATTTTATCAAAAGCCTCACTAAAGAGCAGATGTTTAATTCTGCTCTGATGGAAGCTATCAATGCTATTACTGAGCCTGATGAGCGTATGAGGATTATCAGCCTTGTAGATTGCCAGGCAACGGCAAATAAATGTGCTACCAATTTTAAGAAGTATTTCCAAACGTATATGGTTCAGCAAGCTGCAAAGCATATTCGCTCGGAAAATATGACATCGTTTCCACTTCAGCCGTTTCAATTACGTTGTGGAGAATGGTCTACCGGTGTAGAAGGTGTATACCATATGAAGCAACAAGGTGGTGGCTACAACACAATATTTGTCAAGGATTACGCCAGTCCAATCCCAATTATGCCTACGGAAATTCTTTGCAATGCTGAGGACGGCACGGAGAAAATTCGTCTTGCCTACCAAAAGGAAGGACGTTGGAACCACTTGCTTGTTGCAAGAAACACTGTAGCAAATAAGCAAAAAATCATTAACCTGGCTGATAACGGCATTGAGGTTAACAGCAATAATGCTGGAGCCTTGGTTAAATATCTTGCTGATGTTGTGGCTCTTAATCCGGATATTTTGCCTAGGGTAAAATCTATCGACCATCTTGGATGGATTGACGGAACCTTTATTCCTTACAACGATGATTTTAAGCTTGATTGTGAGGAGCAGTATAAGAGCCTCATCAGCGCCATTATGGATAAAGGAACTCTCGAAGAATGGGTAGAATTCGTTCGACCTCTTCGTGAAAACCTTTATATGAGGCTGATTTTGGCGGCTAGCTTTGCAAGTGTGCTGATTGAAAAGGTTAATGCTTTGCCATTCGTGCTCCATTTATGGGGCGGTACTGGAAGCGGTAAAACCGTTGCTATGATGGTAGCTGCATCCGTTTGGGGCAATCCTGCTATGGGCAGAATGGTTCGCACTATGAATATGACTCAAAACTCCATGATGAGTATGGCAGCAGTGCTTCGTAATTTGCCATTCTTTGGCGACGAGCTGCAGACCATTAAAAGCCGTTACGAAAACTATGACACTTTGATTATGTGTATTACTGAGGGTGTTGACAGAGGCCGTATGAACAGCGATTCGAGATTACAAAAGCAGCGTAATTGGCTAAACAGCTTTATCTTTACAGGTGAAGAGCCTTGTACAAGAGCCGAATCTGGTGGCGGTGTGGTCAATCGTGTAATAGAGATTGAATGCGATCAGCAAATTATACAGAACGGTAATGCTGTTGTTAATTTTGTTAATGGTCATTATGGCTGTGCAGGCAAAGCGTTTATTGCAGCATTGGCTGACGAGAACCTTAAAGAAGATTACAACGAAGCTATGCAATACATCCTTGAAGCAACCAATACTACCGAGAAGCAGGCTATGGCGATGGCACTGATATTTTTGGCCGACAGCATTGCAGGCAAGGTGATTTTTGGGGATGAAGGCAAGGTGTTGACAATCCTTGAAATAGCCCCGTTTTTGAAATCCAAAGCTCAGGTTGATGTTGCAGAGCGTGCTTATCACGTTGTCATGGCAATTATTGCGGAAAATGCGGAGAATTTCGACTCTGGTGTATTGCAGGCTGACGAACGGTTTATGAAAACTTATTGGGGAAGAATACGCCACGATGGCATTGTCTTTATCAATAAAAATGTACTGTCGAAAATGCTTACAAACAATGGATTTGACTTTGAAGCAGTCAAAAAGAAATGGTGCGAACGTGGATATTTGATAAGAAATTCTCAAGGGCGTTTTTACGGAGCCTACACACTAAACAAGGTTACAGCTTATTATGTACGCTTAAGATTTGGAAAACATCAAGCTAATGTTATCTAACTTCAAAAAGGTTATCTAAGGTTATCTAAAAAAAGCCTAGGTTTTATGGGCTTTTTTAGAACCTAGATAACTTAAATAACTTAGATAACATAAATAAATAGTATACGTGTGAAAGAAAAATAAAATAATATATTTCTCTTTTTCTTATAAATATAAGAGGGATATACAGGAAAACACGGTTTCTTGTTTTCTAGCTAGGTTTTATGGGGGTTTGAGCGATTTTTATATGTTATTTTGATAACGAAAAATGGTATCTAAGAGGGTTGAACAGTGATAGAACTAAGAAATTATCAAGAAAAACTAGTAGCTGATGCACGCAGTGCTATCCAGCGTGGCAGAAAAGCTGTGTGCTGCGTGCTTGGCTGCGGTGGGGGAAAATCTATTATCCAGGGCACCATAGCACAGCTGACTACGAGCCGTAAAAACAGTGTACTGTTTTTGGTTCATCGCAAGGAGCTGTGCCAACAGATTGAAGGCACCTTTAAGCTCTGCGGTGTAGATTTTAAAAACTGCTCTGTGATGATGGTGCAGACTGCTTGCCGTAGGCTGCACAAAATGCCTCGTCCTGATCTTATCATCGTGGATGAGGCACACCATATTCTCAGCGCCAGCTACATTAAAATTCTGGAATATTACAAGGGCGTTCCTGTGCTTGGGTTTACTGCAACGCCTAGTCGTATGAACGAAGGCGGCTTAGGTGCAGTATTTGAGGAATTGATTTTATCTGTCAGCACTGAATGGCTCATAGAAAATCACTACCTGGCTCCGTACAGGTATTACAGCGTACAGCTGGCAGATGCAAGCAAGCTGCATACTAAACGTGGCGACTATGATAGAGCAGAGCTGGAAGAGCTGATGAATAAATCTGCAATCTTCGGCGGTGCTGTAGAAAATTGGCTTAAGCTTGCCAATGGAAAGAAAACCATAGTGTACTGCAGCTCCATAGAAACGAGCAAGAACACTGTAAAAGCTTTTCAGGATGCAGGAATAGCGGCGGCGCATTTGGACGGCACTACGCCCAAAGCAGAGCGTGAGAGTGTGGTTAATGATTTCCGCACAGGTAAAATTAAGGTGCTCAGTAACGTAGACCTTTTTGGCGAAGGTTTTGACGTTCCGGACTGCGAGGCGGTAGTGCTCTTAAGGCCTACGCAGTCGCTTACGCTGCATATCCAGCAATCTATGCGCAGCATGCGATACGATCCTAAAAATCCTGAAAAGGTAGCAATAATCCTTGACCACGTAGGCAACTATACACGCCATGGCCTTCCTGACGATGAGCGTGAGTGGAGTTTGGAAGCCAAAACCAAGAAAAGCAAGAAGAAGGACGAAAAGCCTATTAAGCAGTGTCCTGTATGTTTTAGCGTGGTTGATAGCTCCGTTAAAATCTGTCCATATTGCTTCCACGAATTCAAGCCAGAGCCTAGGCTTGAACAGAAAACTATTGAGGGCTACACGTTGGAAGAGATTACTAAGATGCCTTATGCAGATTATATAAAATTTGAAACGTGGGAAGGCTTGGAAGAATTCCGTAAGCTGAAGAAATATAAAATGGGCTGGAGCTTTAGGCGTGCTGCAGAGTTGGGCATTGCAATTCCAAGAAAGTATTGGTATCAGATTAGAAATTATTACAGTGATGTTAAGGGGGCGAGATTTGCGTGAGCGAAACAGCATTGATGCATGAGGTTATGAAAGCCATCAGCGCCAAGGGCCACAAAATTTTCCGCACTAATGTGGGTAAAAGGAAGATGGCTGACGGCCGTTGGTTTGATACCGGCCTGCCTAAAGGTCATCCCGACCTTTACGGATTTAGACCAGACGGCAGAATATTTTACATCGAGACCAAACTTCATCCACGCAAGCCAACCAAGGAACAGAAAGCGTTCCTGCTGATGGCTATTGATAACGGAGCCATTGCTGGAGTTGCCTACACGGTAGAAGAGGCGCTACGTATTGTGGAGTGGTCCGATGGCTATGGCGATGTTATGAAGGGAGCGATAATGTATGGTTAATCCAAATTGGGCAGAACTGGGCACAGTAATTAGGGACCCAGGATTGCGCTACAAGGCTACCAAGGACAATGCATTATGGTTAACCTTATTACGCAAGGCTAGAGAGATAGACGATGATTTTTATTATCGGCTGTGCTGGCTGCGTGACGTTGGCTGCGTGCTTGTTATGGATAGCAGATTCGGTTATCGCCTTGAGCCTATCATCGGCTCCAACAACTGGAGCAACAGGCAGGAATGGAACAAAGAAAAACAGTGCCTACGAAAATACCAACGGCAATTAATAGAGATTTTGAAAGAATTGCGATAAAGAAGGGATAAAGAGATGAACAGAGCAGAACGGCGTAGAAAAAATAGAGAACTCATCAAAAAGAATAATGTAAATGTTGTTAACGCTAGACATATGGCTACGGATATGGCTTCGTTTGCTATTGGTATGCTGTATCACGCATTTGCTATGAGTTTGGCTTTTGACTTTGGCAAGCTGCAGAAGAAGGATACAAGGATGCAGACTATGCTTGATTTACTGGACAAATACAATGACAAAATCACCAACAAGACCTTGACCGCTGATGAAAAGGCTATTTGCAAGGTTGTTGACGATCTGATTGTGGAGCATGTGGAGGGAATGAAAAATGAACGAAATCTTTAAGTTAAAAGAATTACTTATCAAAGCGGATATTCCGTTTGAGTTCTATCTTGAAAAAGGCGGTTACCATCTGTGTTATCCAATGGACGGCGAGAAGCGTGTTTGCAGTGCTATTCAAACAAATTTCTCTTATGGCCATGAAGATGATTTGATTGAAATTATGGGCCTGCTTACTGAGGAAGAGCGTGAAGAGGATAGCGTAAAAGGCTGGCTTGCTGCAGAAGAGGTATTTAAGCGCATTGAAAAGCACTGGAATTTGTTTGGTGGTGGCAAGAAATGAACGGATATGATAAAGCAATTATGGAAGCTTTGGAGATGTTTAACAAGGCGCTGAAATCCGCTAAGAAGCCTAAAATCAGAAAGCGTTATCCGATTTATCCTGTGAAAGAGCAACGTGCTAGCGGTTGGCTGTGCAGAAGAAAGGTGTGGTAGATATGCAACAAGTAGATAAGGAGTTTTTCGTCGGATTTGTCCTGGAGAAATTTGACGAGCTTGCAGAGCTGTTTGAGGAAAAGAATAAGCAGTATAGTGAGCACGATCCGCTTGCTAATTTTAGAACTGGAGCAAAGCTGCACGGAGAAGCCGATTACGCAGCTATGTTTGAAGAGGCCAAAGCATACTGCCGCAAGCACATTGCACAGGTATATGGCCAAGGCCAGAATATTGATACCCCTAATGTGGAGGAATCTTTGCAGGATATTGCGGTATACAGCGTGATTATGCTTTATATGCATTGGGCAAAGCAAAATGAATCTAGCTTGGCCGAGGAAATTGAAGGCGGTGAAGACTGATGCACGGTAAACCTAAATCGCCTTGCCTTAACTGTAAGGATAGAGCTGTCGGATGTCACGACGCATGCGAAAAATTCTACATCTGGAAGAAATTAAAATGCGATTGGGACAATAAAGTAAGGCAGGCTAAATTAGAACGTGGGATTATCCCAAGACACTAAAGGGGGGCGTATGAAGATGTACAGCAAAGAGTATCTTAAGAACCTTGAAATAGTTAGAAACAAACTTGACAGTAGAGCCTTGCTAGAAGGCTTAGCAGAAGAAGCAACGGAGCTTTCACAAGCAGCGTTGAAACTGATTAGAGCGAAAGGCCTAAGCGGTAACCCGACACCTATAAGCGATGAAGCAGCAGAAGCTGAACTGCTGGTAGAAATAGCTGATGTCAGAAATTGCATTAATGTTTTTGGCCTACCGAGCAAATATGGTGGCTTAATCAATGAAATCACAGAAGCCAAAATGCAACGTTGGGTTGAGAGATTGGAGGCAGAGAAAGAATGAAAAATATTATGTTGATTATTTTATCGGTACTTGCTTTACTGTTGTGCGGATGTGATCAAAACCCTAACGATGATGTTAAATCTAGCGGCAGTGTGGTGGCGAAAAAGGTTGGCGGTACTGCAAATATCGTATTACCGCCTAAACAAAAACTTGTTTCCGTAACTTGGAAACGTGATGATATGTGGATTTTATATCGTCCTTTTAGAGAAGGGGAATTTGCCGAAGAATACACATACAAAGAAGATAGCACATTCGGAATGATGGAAGCCACATTGAGAATCAAGGAACAGGAATAAATCGTGAGAATTATTCCGAGAAAAATCCCGAAAGGCCGATAAACCCTAGGTTTAATCGTGAGAAAATCGTGAGAAAATCGCGAGAAACCACACGCAAAATCACGCGCAAATTTTTACGATTATTATAATAAAACGCATTTTAAATTTTTGACTGTTATTTTTATTAAATAGGAGGTGGTTATTACGACCAAAGAAGAACTCAAATATAGGCTTCGACAACACAAGGCTATATGCCTATTAATTGATAGCAACCTTAAAGAATTGAAAACATTGGAGGAGCTTGCAGAGCGTACTACTCCTACATACAGCTTGGTACCTAGTGGTGCTAGCAACAATTCTAGTAATGTGGAAACTGCTGTTATAAAAAAGATTGCATTGGAGGGAAAAATACAGCAGGATAATATTCGCTTAATTCAGGTAGCAAACGAGATACGAGGATATCTTGATTTACTTGACGACTATTATCCTAAGTTGATATTACACAAGCGTTATCTTTTAAACGAGAAGTGGAACAAGATTATCGATGATGTATCTTTTGGTGAACGTACCGTATTCCGATTCTATAATGAAGGTCTTGATGAAATTATTAAAAGAATGGCAGTAAATGACAGTGAGCACAGTTGAATGCTGGTATTTAAAGATTATATAATTAAGATGTAGAAATTACACAATTTCTACGCTAAAACAACACACGCACTATACAATGTCCTGTTCGCGAAAAACGAGCAGGATTTTGTATTATAATGTCGAATTTACACGGTATTACTGAAATTTGAGGTGTTGTGTGTTGAAATCTAAGAATTTAAGAATAGATTATTATCATGTCATTGATCTGAAATCAATGAAGGATGAAGTTGGTAACGAGCATATCGATGAGCAGTTTTTGGATCTTAGTGATTTTTTTAGAAGACTAGCGTATATGGATGTTACTGAACGGAATTCAAAAACAAATAGTGGCGAGATTATCAGATTTCAAATAATTAAGAACAAGGAACATTTTAAAATCAAGAATTCAGATGGTTCTAAATATCGCTATTGGGAATTAGAAATATTAAAGGAACGTAGCTCTTCTGTTCCAGGTGTCGCAACTAAATCTGGAGAATATAATCCTATAAATGTTGAAGATGGAGATTTATTAAGTGAGGATATTTCAGCATTATACGATTCTAAAACTTGTGTTATGGCGGTATTGAGAAAACAAGAAGGATTATCTCCTTCTGGCATAGCTAAAGTTCTAACAAAAATGATGCCCAATTCTGAAATAGAATTACGTCCCTTGATTAGCAAACAAGCATTGGAACAGTTCACTTCAGATATGATTTATAGAAGTATTCAGGTATCAATGATAAATAATCAATCACTGTCAGATAAACCTTCTCTTTTGGGGATATTGGATGATAGTAATGAATTAGAGGCACCAACAATTAATGTTAAATTTTCAATTGGAAAATCGGGAAAAAGAGAGCAAAGCATGCGCTATACTGCTGTATTTAATAAGATAACGCATCTTTTATCAAATCCTAATGTAACTCTATTGAAATTATCTGCAAAGCAAAGTAAAACCGAAAAGGCTAAATTGTACGATCTTATAAATGAAAGAGAACATGACCTTATCAAATTAGAGTTTTCAAAACAAAATCCAATAACACATTCAAGAGCATTTGACGCTATAGAACAGTGCTATTTTAAAAAATTGAACAAGTTTAAAATGTGATTATCTAAAAGGATGATTAAAATGCCAAGGTTTATCGAAAAATTGTATCCAGTCATATTTAGTTTTTGCTCTGTTATTTATTGCGCAATGTATAAAATTACTAGTTTTGATATCCCTAGATTTCATGATGTACTTAACTCGTATGTAAATATGAGCTCGATTATTATAGGCTTCTTAGCGACTATGATATCAATATTAATTACTTCAGTAGATAAAACAGTAATGAAGAAAATACGGCAATTTAACGGTATGAATTTATTAACCAGTTACATTAATATTGCAGTAATATCTGGGCTTATAGTAGCAATTTATTCTGTAGGATACAGTGCGGTAGCAGATAAACCAGATAGCCCATTTTGGTATTTATTTTTGTTTTGGGTGTTTATAGCAACATTGTTCTTAACATCAACATTTAGAATTTTACAGGTTATGCTGAGAATACTTACCAATATTGCAAACGAGTCTGAAACGGATAAGTCAAGGAAAGTCATGGATAGCAGTCAGTATAATATAAATGTTGATAAAATAGAGCGATGAGAGCTAAATAACGAAAGCCGTTGGCCTTAACTGGTCAGCGGCTTTTCTATTGTCAAAATATGCAAAGGAGGGGTTGTCATGGTAAAGCTGACAATAAAGCAGGAAGTCTTTTGCTTAGAATATGCAGCCAGCGGCAACGCTACTGATGCATATAAAAAGGCTGGATTTAAAGTACAAAATGATAATGTAGCAGCTGCTAATGCGGCAAGACTGCTAAGAAATGCTAAGGTGAAAAATCGTATTAAAGAGCTGATGGAGGAAATGCGAGCGCCCAAGATAGCTGAGGCGACTGAGGTGCTTGAATACTTGACATCGGTTATGCGTGGTGAATCTGTTTCACATGAGATAGTTGTCGAGGGCATTGGCGAAGGCTGCAGTGCTGCACGCATTATGGAGAAACCGCCAAGCGAAAAAGAACGCACTAAGGCGGCTGAGCTCCTAGGCAAGCGGTACAGTCTTTTCAGCGACAATGTGAATGTCGCTGGTTCTGTACCAGTAACAATCGTGGAGGACCTGGGCGATGACGACTAGCAAGCAAATGAGCCTTAAGCAGCTCATCGGCGGCGGTTATAATCGTTTTTGGAAATTCCGAGGCAGGTACAGGGTAGTAAAAGGCAGCCGTGCTTCCAAAAAATCAGCGACAACGGCATTATGGTATATAGTAAATCTTATAAAATATCCGCAGTCTAATTTGCTGGTAGTGCGTAAGACATTCCGTACATTAAAGGACAGCTGCTTTGCACAGCTTAAATGGGCGATACATCGAATAGGTGTAGACGCCTATTTTTTATGCAAGGAATCGCCTTTGGAAATAACTTATTTGCCGACTGGACAGAAGATATATTTTCGAGGGCTTGATGATCCGCTTAAGGTTACATCCATAGCAGTAGATAAAGGCTGCTTGTGCTGGTTATGGCTGGAAGAGTGCTACGAGATTACCAGCGAAACAGACTTTGATATGCTTGACGAGTCTATTCGTGGCGAGGTTCCAGAAGGACTGTTCAAGCAGATTACCATCACATTTAACCCATGGAGCGAACGGCATTGGCTAAAGAAGAAATTCTTTGATTACAGTGACCCTGACATCCTTGCCATGACTACAAACTATAAGTGTAATGAGTGGCTGGATGAGGCTGACAGACGTAATTTTGAGCGTATGCGTATCAATAATCCAAGACGTTATAAAGTCGCAGGAGAAGGCGCCTGGGGTGTTGCTGAGGGACTTATCTATGAGAACTGGGAGGAAAAGCCTTTTAGCGTGCAAGCTGTATCGGCAGTGCCAGGCGTGGAATCTATTTTCGGTCTTGACTTTGGCTATACCAATGACCCTACAGCTCTTTTTTGTGGGCTTGTAAGTCATAAGGAGAAAACAATTTGGGTGTTTGACGAGCTTTATAAAAAAGCGCTTACAAACAGAATGATTTCCGATGAGGTAAACAGAATGGGCTATGCCAAAGAAAAAATCATAGCAGACAGCGCCGAACCTAAGAGCATCGTAGAGCTTAAGGAGTTTGGCCTGCGCAGGATTAAGCCCGCCAACAAAGGCAAGGACAGTATCAACAACGGCATCCAAAAGATACAGGACTATCACATTATCATCCATCCACGCTGTGTTAACTTCCTTACGGAGATAAGCTGCTACAGTTGGGAAAAGGATAAGATGGACAAGCCTACAAACAAGCCAGAGGACGCAAATAACCACTTGATGGACTCAATGCGCTATGCCATGGAAGAGCATAACTTCAAGCTTACACTGGGAAGAGTTAACTACTAGGGGGACGACTAATGAAGAACGATAGAAAAGAAGAATATATGCTGCTGAGGGACGCCTATACTGGCGCTGGTGGCTTTTTGGACGGCTCAAGACTGATGCGGCATTTTAGGGAGTCGGTAGAAAAGTATGAGCAGCGCCGCAGGATTGCCTATTACCTGAACTATTTAAAGCCTTGCGTAGATGCGCACGTCACTCCCATTTTCAAGGCCCTTGCTATTCGAGATTACGAAGGCACAGGTGCCTCGGTTTGGGAAGTGTTCATGAATGATGTTGATTTTACGGGCACGCATATCAAGGACTTAATGCGCAGGGCGGCAATAGAATCTAAGCTTAACGGCGTTGCTTTTATAGTTATGGATATGCCCGACAATATCGAAAATGAAATCAGCACTATTTACAGCTTAAGCAAAGACAGAAACAAGCTGCCTTATGCTTTTGTTGTGTCGCCTGTGCAGGTGGACGAGATTGGCTTGGATAAGTTTGGCAGGATTGTCAAGTTTGTCTATAAAGAGCCTGATCAGTATTCAGAGCAGCAGTTTGCTACCAGAACATTGACGCCCGAAGGCTGGTCTCTTAAAGACAGCAAGGGCGAAAAAAGCGGCACCTGGAATCTTGGTGTTGTGCCGGTTGTTCCTCTGTTCTCTAAAGAGCATGACAATTTTGATGCACTGCCGCCGTCTGATTTTATTTCCATTGCCAAGACAAACCTTGCTATCTATAATATGAGCTCTTGGCTCAGTGACATCTTGGTTAACCAAACTTTTTCTATTTTGGTGTATCCGTCTAATGACCAGGACGATTTAACCATTGGCACATCTAATGCTTTAGGATACCCGTCCGATGCTACTCACGAGCCTAAGTTTATTGCTCCTGCGGCTGACCCTGCTACTATTTTGGCGACTAATATCGAGCGTCTGCAGCAGGAATGCTATAGAATGGCTGATGTTGTCAATGTTACGGGCGTAAGGGTGCAGGCATCTGGTACTGCCAAGGCTTGGGATTATCAACAGACAAATCAGATTCTTGCTGACTTTGCTGATATGGTAGAGCGTGCAGAAAAGCGCCTTGCACTGCTGTTCAAGCGCTGGACAGGCGCTGATTTTGAATATACCTGCAACTATCCTAATGATTATTCCATTGCTGATGTTGAGACAGAGCTTGCTAACGCTGAGGTTGCTAAAGGTATGGCCTTTGGTGATGAGTTTAATCTGGAAGTATTCAAGAAGGTGCTTACCAGCTATCTTCCTGAGCTGGATGACGATCACTTTGACGAGCTTGTGCAGGCATATTCCAAACAGCAGGAGCAAGACAAGCTTGCCATGGCGCACAGCAACATAGAGGATGAAGTAGATGAACCGTAACGAAAAGACTTTAAATGCCATTATTGCCCGCTTCAATAAAGAGTGGCAGGCTGTAGCAGAAAAAGCTATCAAAGAGCTGTACAAGCTGGTGGAGGGTGGGAAGAAGGTAGACGTAGCTGTTAAAGTTTTGGAGCGTAAGTACCCAGAGCTATTCCAATTACCAGGACTAATAGATTCTCTTGTAGAAGCTGCTGCTTATGGCTATGGAATTGTTCCTGAGGTTCTGACAGCGGCGACTTATGCTAAGATGGCGACTGCAATGGAACGGCCTTGGGCAAGCGATGGAATGACGCTCAGCAAGAGGCTTCACGGTGCTACTAAACAGATGCGTGAAGCTATTGTGGACACTATCCGCACACAGCTTAATCTTAATGCAAGCTGGACTAATGCAGCACGTGAGCTTTATGACGGCTATAATAGTGGCAAGGCTGTTGTAAGAGAGCAGGATTTACCCAACTATCTTAGGCTTGTACGCCATGCTACAGCAGGCTCTCCTGAGCAACTGCGTGCAGCACGTAAAGCTTGGAACAACATCAACCGTCTTGCACGTAACGGAGCACCGACAAAAAGCCTTAAGGCTGCCTATAATCAGCTTGTACAGCAAGCTCTTACAGGCTCTGATGAGGCACTGCAAAAGGCCTGCTGGGTAGCGGTACAGGAGAAAAGCCGTTATGTGGCAGAGCGTATTGCAAGAACAGAGATGGCTAGGGCCTATGCTGATGGCTTTTTAGCCGATATTGAAGTTGATGACGATGTTGTGGCAGTAAAATGGAAGACTGGTACAAGGCATCCTGTTTTCGACATCTGCGATATGTACGCTAAGACTGATATGTACGGCTTAGGAGCTGGCATCTATCCTAAAGACAAATTGCCTAAGCTACCAGCTCATCCACACTGCATGTGTAAGCTTGTAAAGATTTATGCTGCAGATCTGAGCGGCAAAAAAGCCAAAGAGAACATCGAGGGTGCAGTCAATGCATATCTTGAAAAGCTATCTGACAACCAGCGAATGCAGCTGATGGGCATAAATGGCGCAAAAGCTTGGCAGTCTGGCGAAAGCTGGCAGGACTACCTACGAGGTTGGCAGGGACTAGGCAAGCAGGAGAGTAGGCTGAGGGAAATTCTGTTGCAGCTTCACGCTGATGAGAAAACAGATGACGAATCAATGGCTAAAAACCTTGCTCCTCCCACAGATAGCTTTATTGCAAGCATTGCTAAAAAGTATAATATGAAGTATACTTTAGGTAAGAAAGGTGAAGATAGATTTTATTCTGATGATGGGGTTCCTATCTATCCGCTTAATGATGGCTTTGTTGGAGAACCCGAGAAAATCACATTAAAAGCAGGAAAGATGTTGGTGGATAGATATGGTCCAGTGTATGGCGGTTATGTAAGTCCTAAAAACGTTAGTTTTGAAGAAAGGGCATTGCCTAGAACTACTTCTAAAACTCTATATCATGTTTTTGTCATAAAAAAAGACATAGCAGATGTTCAGAGCGGATTAGCGGCTGCTTGGTTTGGGGAAGTTGGCGGCGGAATACAATATAAATTACCTATGAACACTAAGCAATTATTGGAAGATGGATATATGGAGTTGGTGGAAGATGACATTTAACGAAGTGAAGAAAATGTTAGAGACCATAAATTTTAACATGAATTATTGCAGCATCTTGGATAAGCCTTTGGTTAAAGCTGGTGATGGGGTTGTTGCAGTATTAGACAAAGGCGCATATAAGGTTTATTACGTTGAAAGGAATGAACCTTATGATGTTAAAGAGTTTTTTAACGAAAATGACGCGAGCAATGATTTTTTGAGAAGATTAAGAGAATCTTTCGGGAACCATTATTGCTTCCCGAAGAATGTTGAATAATTTAACATTTTTATGCTATTTAAGCACTTGCATTTATGTGAGTGCTTTTTTTATGCCCTGGAGAGGGCGCAAACTGTGGTGGAGACCACATAAGCAGGCTGGAGAGCCAAAGTACGGAGGTATTTGAAATGGATTTAAAAGAAGTATTTGAGAAGCTTGAAAAATTAGAGAACGGCGCAGAAATGATTACTGCAATCAAGGCTGAAACCAATCGCCTGAACAATGAAGCTAAAAGCCATCGTCAGAATGGTGATAAGGCTGCTGCCAAGGTGAAAGAGTTGCTGGAGAGCTTAGGCCTTGAGGATGGTGACGATGTAGTCGATAAGGCTAAAGGCCTTAAATCTACTTTAGACAGCTTCGCTCAGTCCGGTAAGAAGCCTGAGGAAGTTGCTAGGGCTATGGCAGACCTTAATAAAAAGGTTGAACAGTTTACTAAGCAGCTTGCTGATATGACTAAAGAAAAAGAGGCTGAGAAAATTAAACGCATTGACGCTATGAAAACCAGTGCCCTTGTAGATGCCCTTACCAAAGGTAATGCAGCTGCTCCCAAGGATATGGCAAAGCTGATTGCTGACCGCCTTGTTGTTGGTGACGATGAAAGCCTTATGTATAAAAATGGCGATACTGATGTCAGCGTAGAGGACGGCGTAAAAGCTTGGCTTACTGAAAATACCTGGGCGGTAAAGGCAAATGTTCAAGGTGGCTCTGGTGCTCTTGGCGGCGGTGCAGGTGGCAGTGATGACCCATTCCTTGCCGGATTTAATAGTTGATATTTGAAAGAGAGGTAAATTACTATGACTGTAAATTTAGCAGAAAAATATTCTACTAAGATTGATGAAAAATTTAAACTTGGTGCAGTGACTACTCCTGCTGTAAACAATGATTACGATTTTACTGGCGTCAAAACTGTAAAAGTATATTCCGTTCCTACCAAAGCTTTAGGCGATTATAAGCGTACAGGTGCTAACCGTTATGGCGCTCCTGAAGAGTTGGACGATACTGTACAAGAGCTGACCTTGACCCGTGACCGTGCGTTTACTTTCACTATTGACCGTGGCAATTTGGAAGACCAAATGATGATTAAAGAAGCTGGCAAGACTTTAGCACGTCAGATTGATGAGCAGGTTATTCCTGAGATTGATATTTACCGTATTAGCAAGATTGTTGCAAGTGCTGGTTCTTCTTCCACCCCTGCAGCAGTGACCAAAGCTAATGCATATTCTGCGTTTTTAGATGGTCAGGAAAAACTGACTGAAGAAAAAGTGCCTTTGACTGGCCGTATTGCTTATGTTACTCCTGCTTTCTACAAAGCAATTAAGCAAGACGCTTCTTTTATCCAGGCATCTGATTTGGCACAAAATATGCTGATTAAAGGCCAAGTAGGTGAGATTGATGGCGTTTCCATTATCGTTGTTCCTACTGTTTATATGCCTACAAAGACCGACTTTGTTATTACTCATCCTGTGGCTTGCTGCGCTCCTGTCAAACTGTCCGAGTACAAGATTCACGATAACCCGCCTGGCATTAATGGTTACCTTATTGAGGGTCGTGTATACTATGATGCGTTTGTACTTACCAATAAGGTCAAAGCGATTTACAAGCATACCCACGAATAAGAGAGGATGAGGTTTTATGTGGTTGACTAATGGTAAAGAAAGCATTGAGCTTTTCAATGAAATTCAGATTGCAGCATTTAAGAACAGCGGTTATGAGAAATGTGAGGCTCCTGTAAAAACTTCCCGAAAAGCTAAGAAGGAAGAGCCTGTAGAAGATGAAAAGGCTGACGCTTAGATTTGATGCCAAGCAGCTGGTGCGAGCTTATGAGGCCGCACCAAACAAGCTGCGTGAACTGATAAGGCTGCAGCTTAAATTGGCTGTGCGTGACATTGCAGAATACGCCAGTGAGCATCATAGCTATACTTCACGTTCTGGAACCTTGGAGCGTGAAGGTTTGGTTACGTTTGTGCGTAAAAATGTTGGCGTTGTGGCACTTAATCCAAGAGTGCCCTACGCCGTATTTGTGCATGAAGGTACTAAGGCTCATGACATTGTCCCACGGCATAAAATGGCTTTGCGTTGGTCTGATGGAAATAAATTTTCATTTGCTAAGCGTGTACGTCATCCTGGTACAAGCCCTGATCAGTTTTTGTATCGGGCAGCTGATGCTATGGAGGGCAGGATACAGTCTAGGTTTCAGACGGAGGTTGACAGGTTTGCGGAGGAGTTATAAATGGAATTTGTTTCAGTGACAGATATTAACGATAGAATTCTTCAAATTGAGCAAAGCGACATTGACGAGGCAAATGCTTATTTACAGAGCATTGCTGACCGCTACGGAGTTGTTGCAGTGCAAGGCTCTGTAAGCCATACTGTTAGACGTTTGGGCGTTGTATACGCTTGCTATGTCCGTGCGGTGGCTAGCGTGGGCACCGATGCCAGCGTAACCTTTGACGGTAGCCGTCACGAAGATGTTTTCGCCCAAAAAGCAGAATGGTACAAGAAGGAACTAAACGAATTGTCCGCAGCAGTTACCGCTAGTGATTTTACCGGTGTGGAGGGCAAGAGTAACGCCGTTATCAATCTTTGGAGGAGCTGACTATGAGTAGACAAACCGAAATTACCGAGGCCCTTGCAGCTATTGTTAAAGCTACGGCTCCTGAAATAAAATGGGGAATAAATATTGTAGGCAGCAGAGCAAGCAAGGAAGTGGAGGGAACAATTTCCTGTGACAGGGTGGAGTACCGACAAGAGGCTCAGGATTATATTGTTGCTAATGCCACATATAGCATTTATGTTATAGACATCAATGCCAATGCAGATTTGGAGAATTTAAGCGACAAATTATTTGCAGTATTATATAACAACGATTTTGAAGGCCTGATTTATAACGGAGTAGTGACCCATGTTATTTTCGGCACGCCCAGAGGCGACCAAAAAGCAGCGGCCATGCTTATGGAGTATCAGGTCGAATACGCTATGTAGGAGGGATAAAATGACTACTTTTCCTAAAAGAACAACTGGCGCCAGTACCGCCGAACAAGGCTTAAAGTATTTGCTTTATGTAAACACTGGCACTGATGAAAAATCACCAATCTGGACTGTTATCGGAGGTTTGCGTTCCAATGATTTGAGCCGTCAGGCAGAAGAAATTGACGCAAGCCATAAAACAAGCGGCGGCTGGAAGACTACTATTCCTGGACTGCGTAGCTGGAGCGTGGAGCTTGAAGCAGTAATCCTTAAAGGTGATAAAGGTGCGCAATTCCTGGAAGAAGCATTTAATGCCGGCGAACAGGTACATGTAAAATTTGAATATCCTGACAAGTCATATCGTACTGGTTGGGGAGCTTTAACTGAGTGCAGTATTTCTGTCCCGCACGATGATGTTGCTACAATCAGCGGCACCATCAATGGTGATGGCCCTTTGAGTGACGTGCAGCAGGGCGGTTGATAATTGAGGGCAGTCTACGGATTGCCCTTTTTCAATATGGAGGTATAGCAGATGAAACGAATTGAAATTCCTTCCATGGGTGAAGGACAACAGATTTGGTTTAATATTGGCCGATTAAAGCGTGTGGAAAGCATTCTAAAGAAGCCTATTCATGAAGTTGCTAACGAAATGGTTGGCTTGAATATTACTAATCTTGTAGTGCTGCTGCAGGTTGGTATGAGCCAAAACGGCTTCAAAAGCGAGCAATATTACGAAGAGAAGCTTCAAGAGGCACTTGATGGAGGCGTTCCTCTTGAGGAAATTTATCAGGCAGTGTTAAAAGCATTGATTGGATGTGGTGTACTGGGCAAGGCGGCCTATTACAATATTTTCCCTGATGAAGCTGATGAGGAAGCTGAAAAAAACTAACCAAGGGGACTGAGAATGCATCCCCTATTAGTTTTAAGGATTGGCTGAATAAAGCAAAGCTGATAGCATACGGCTTTTTAAAATTAAAACCTGACGAGTTAGATGAAATATCTATTATGGATTTTGACGATATGCTGGAGGCTCACAAAATGGCCGTGGAGCGTGAAAGATGGGCGCAGTCATATTTTGTATCTTGTATGATGAGTGTACATCTTAAGAACGGAATATCAGCCTCTAAGATTGTTAAGCCGTTCCTTGAGGTTAAGCAGTCAAGAGGAGCAGAGGCTGAAGCGTTTTGGGAAGATTGGGAGCGACAGAGAAAGGAGGCAGACAATGCCGAAAAGTGCAAGAATAGAGGTTAAGTCTGAAGTCGGCGGCGCCGTAAAAGGTCTGGAAGATGTTGAAAAAGCACTTGATAAGGTAGGCAAGAAGGCTGAGGCTACATCTAACGGTATCGGCAAGATGAGTGGCGCAATGGACGTACTGGCAAGCACTCAGATTGGCGGTATGATTGGCAGTTTTGCTGCTGATATTGGCAGAATGGGAATTGCCTGCATTCAAAGTGCAGCTAAAATGAAACAGTACGAAATAGCTTTTCAGACAATGCTGAAAAGTGCAAGTGCAGGTAAGCAGATGCTTAAAGACTTGCAGACATTTGCAGCAAATACACCTTTCGATGTTCCTGGTGTTGTCAGTGCAGGTCAACAGCTTATGGCGTTTGGCTTTCAGGCTGAGGAAGTTATTCCAATGCTTACGGCTTTGGGTGATACTGCCGCTGGTTTAGGTAAAGGTACTGCAGGCGTAGGACAGCTTGCCTATGCTCTAGGTCAGATGCGTACTAGTGGAACGCTGAAGACGCAGGATATGATGCAGTTGACAACAGCAGGTGTAAATGCCTGGGAGATTTTGGCAGAGGCTAGCGGTAAAACGGTTATGGAAATCAAGGAGCTCACTGAAAAAGGAGCAATTGATAGCACTGCTGCTGTTGAAGTCATCGTCGGTGGAATGACCGAAAAATTCGGTGGAATGATGGCTAAAACCGCTGACGAAGTAACTGGCCTTATGGCAAATATCGAGGAAACGGTTGGAACGACTGCGGCTGTACTCGGTAGCTATATGACAGAAGCGTTTAATGTTAAGGGGATTTTAAAAACTGTATCCGAAGCATTAGGCGAATTTCAAGATAAAATGAGGAGTGCACAGGAAGCAGGGAAAAGTTTTGGGGAAGCAATTCGAGAGAGTGTCCCTGCCCCGTTGATTGTGGCTATAGGAGCATTGGCTGGAGTCCTTGGAGGAGTGTTCGTGGCTAGTACAATTGCGGCAACTACTGCACTGGCAGGCTTCCTTGCTTTAAGTGGCCCTGTTGTAGCAGGATTTGCAGCAGTGGGCGTAGCACTTGCTGGCTTGATCGTGTACTGGGACGAAGTCAAAGCAGCGTTTTGTGCTGGCTGTGAGGCTATTGCCACTATTATCTTTGGTGCAATGACTGCAATCGTAGACGTTACGAAGTGGATGGTTGATACAGGTCTTGGCTATTTTGCAGACTTCTTCAATATCTCTATCGGATTTTGTCCTGAATGGCTGTCTGATTTTAACAAGATGCTTGATAGTGCTTTAGAAAGCATTAGAAGCTGGGCTACTGAGGCTTTGGAATGGTTTAGAGAGGTGTTTAAGGCTAAAAGCAAGGCTGAAGGTAAGGAGCCAGAGCCTGATACTCCAATCCCTACACCTAATAAAAAGCCTGAAACATCTAAACCTACGACAACTAAGCCATTGTTTGTGCCTGCTTCTACAGCCGGTACCAACAAGGCTACTTCATCGTACGCTGGAAGAAATTATTCTGATGCAACCAAACCTTATGACAATCGTCTGCGTGCATTGCAGGATGTATATAACGCTGAGAAGCAATATGCTAGTGAAAAACGCAGACTTGAAGATGAACAATTACGCAATATCAATAAGGCTAATCAGGCTACATTGACTGGCACTGAGCTTAAAAAGGCTCAATATGAAGCCGAAAAAGCTATGATTGAGGAGAAAATGCGCAGGGAAACAATGGACAGTGAAAATTACATTGCTAATCTTGAAGCGCAAAAGCAGGTGCTTGAAGAACAAAAAGCCGCTGGTCTCCTTGATGGTTCTGAGGAAAAGCTTACTGCAATTGATGCTCAGATTGCGAAAGAGCAGGAGCTACACAATATGCGCCTTGAAACTTTAGGCACCCAGCAAGTAGCGTTAGAAGCTAATTATCAGTCTGTAAGCAATTTAAGTAAGTTGTATGAACAGTTTGGCGAGCATGCTTTGGGTGGTGTAGCTGACGCTTTTTCTGAGTGTATTATGGCAGGCAAGAGTTTTAGCACAGCTATGGGCAATTTAGTAAGGCAGATGATGTCTGAAGTGATGGCGTTAATTGCTAAATGGCTGATTTTACGTGTGCTTATGGGTATGGGTGGTAGTATTGGTGCTTGGGCTGGCAAAACCCATGATGCATTATTCGCCGCAAGTGGTGGATATATCAAGGGACCAGGAACAGGTACAAGTGATAGCATTCCTGCAATGCTTTCCAATGGCGAATACGTTCTGAACGCTAATGCTGTAAACCAGTTAGGCGTTCCGCTACTTAACGGGCTTAATAGTGGCAATATTGATGGCTTTGCTAAAGGCGGTTATATTGGGCACGTTCCATACAATAACAATGGTAGCAGCTCAAATATGGCTGCAGTAAGCAATTCCAAGGTAAACCTTAGTGTGTCAGCGATTGATGCAAACAGCTTTGCAGGTTTTCTGGAAAACGGTGGTCTTGACACAATTCGTCAGGCTTTATTTGACAATGGCAGAAATTTTGCTACTGATTCGGGGGTATGGTGATGTTAAAGAAATTTCCTGATATTAAGCGCTTTGCGTGGGAGAGCAGTAAGGAGCAAAAATGGAATACTACCGTACAGCGTTCTGCGTCCGGCAAGGTGCGTACCATGACGAATCAGCTATACCCAGAATGGACTATTACTGCTACTTTACCAGCGATTACTGATGAAGAGGCACGCACATTACTTGGTTTTGTAGCAGGGCTAAAAGGAGCATATGAACCATTTTTGTGGCTTGATCCAGAGGATTATAAGGCTAAAGGTGTGGGACTACCTCTTGTTGACAACTATTATCAGGCAGTAATCTTGATGGGTGCTTACGGAGAACCAGCCGAATACATTGAAGATGTGGCTGTGTATGTGGACAAGGTCAAGCAGCCAGTATCATCTTACACGGTCACTAATGGAACCATTGTGTTTACTAAGCCGCCTGCGCCTACTGCAAAGGTTACGGCTGACTACACCTATTACTGGAAGGTTATGCTGGCTGATGATGGCCTTACTATCAATAAGATTTTTGATAATGTTAATAAATGCGATTTGAAGTTGGTGGTGGCAAGATGAAGCAGGTTAATGAAAGCCTAGAAACTTATCTGAATACGGAAAAGAACCTTATCAGCTGCGACCTTTTTGAGCTGTATTTGCAGGATGGAAGCCGTTATTACTATACTGATGCAGACATAAACCTGACCTACGACGGGAAGACATATCTACACGACAAGCTACTGCTTAAACGTCAACAGGTTAAAATTCACGATTCGGTGGTTGTAGATACTATGACCGTTAATTTATACGCTACCAACAGCACAAAATTAGGCGCGTTGCCATTGTTTGCAGCTGCTCATGCCGGTACTCTTGATTGCGCTACACTATATTTGAAAAGGTGCTTTTTCCGTGGAGATGCCGTTATTGGTGTTATCGATCTTTTTGGTGGCAGCGTTGAGGTTAAAAAATGTGGTGGGCTGAATCTGGAACTTACTGTAAAAGCAAAAACTCAGGGCCTTAGCCAGGAGTTTCCTAGAAGAAAATACTATCCTCAAGGAATCTATTCAACTGTAGGTGATCGCATCACTGCTAGCACTGACAGCACTGATGATTGCCTTATTACACCGTTCGTGCCGCTCAAGGAGGTGCTTTTGTGATGAATCAGGGGGAAAGGATTGCCAGGGACGCATTCAGCTGGCTAGGTACTCCTCACATCAACGGCGCTAAGGTCAAAGGCGTTGGTGTAGATTGCGGAATGCTCCTCATAGGTTGTTTGGAAGGTGCTGGCGCTATTGGTAAGGATAGCATAGAGATTGCACCTTATTCTAATGAATGGCATTTGCACCATTCTGAAGAGTGGTTTAAATGGTATGTAGAGCAGTATTGTTATGAGGTTTCTTTTGATGATATACAGGCTGGGGATTTCTTGTTATATCAGTTCGGGCGTTGCTGCAGTCATGGTGGCGTATACGTTGGTGATGATACTGTCATCCACGCAGTTGTTGACCAGGGCGTTATTATGAGCGGCTTGGATGACGTTATGTTTTTGGATGCTAAAGGAAATAGCCGTTTGCGACACGTGTACAGATTCAAGGGTGGTGATTAAATGGGCTTGTTTAAGACAGCTAATATTACTCAGAGAGCAGAAAAGATTTCTAATTTTACTATCAATACAACTGAATATGGAAGTCCTGTTATGGAGCTTTTAGGTACTACCCGTATTAGTGGCAACGTAATTTATTACGATGATTTTACTGCTCATGAGCACCGTGAAACTCATCGCTCTGGTAAAGGTGGCGGCGTAAAGACCACCACTATTACGTATACATATACAGTTGCTGCCATTTTAGGCCTGTGTGAGGGACCTGTAAAAAACGTTAAAAGAGTATGGAGGAATAAGGAAGTTTATACATATCCTGATGGCAATATCCAGCTTAGCTTATTCAAGGGTACTAAGGAACAAAAACCGTGGCCCTATGTAGTTGGCAAGCATCCTGAAAAAGCACTGGCTTATCCTGGACTAGCCTATATGGCAGGTGTTATAGACCTTGGCAGCAGTGCTAGTATGCCGAATTACAATTTTGAGGTACAAGGGCAATTAACAGAAACAGGTGATGGACTTGATGTAAATCCTGCTGATTATATTCTTTATATTTTGAGCAAGATTGGCCTCAAAGATGTTCAGATTTTAGGGCTTGAAAACTATCGCAAATATTGCAGGGAAGCTGACCTGCTTATTAGTACTCCTAGCGACGCTACGGATGCAAAGGCGGCACGTGATATTGTTAATGAGATAGCACAGCTTACCAATTCCTATATGTTTTGGAGTAACGATTGCTTTAAAATCGTTCCACGAGCGGATAGAAAGATTGGTAGCTGGAAGCCTGATAAAAACATTATTTACGATCTTACGCCTGATGACTTTATTCAACAGGGAAGTGGTGCTTGCGTAAGCTATAGCCGCAAGGACAGCAGTGAGCTTTTTAATAGGTTCTCGGTAGAGTTTTTGAACAGGGAAAATGCTTACGAGAAGGAAACTGTCAGCTACGAAGATGTAGACGATATTAAAAAACATGGACTGCGTCAGTCAGGAACCTTAAAGGCTCATTATATATATACCAAAAAGCGTGCCGTACAGATTGCTGAAGAAATGGCACGTAAAAACAAATATGAGCGTAATCGTTATACATTTAAGCTTGACTGGGCTTTTTGCTGCTTAGAAGTAGGCGATTTGGTTACCTTGACTGACCCAGCTATTGGACTGGATAAACAGGTGGCTATGATTGATAGCGTGGTTGAGGACGCCAAAGGATTACTTACTTTTACCGCTATCAGCAGAGCGGCAGGCGACTATAATGCAGCTCAGTATGATGTGCATGAGGTTGATAGGCCATATGTGGACTTTAATGCCCCGCCAGGTGCTGTAGAGAAGCCTATTATCTTTCAACCGCCTTCAGAGCTTACCAGCAATGGTAATGAGCTATGGCTGGGTGCCAAGGGCAAGAATAAGAACTGGGGAGGCTGCGTAGTATATGTATCTGACAATAATACCAATTATCGCAGACTGGGAGAGGTCACCAACAGTGCAAGGATGGGGACGTTAGTTAGTAATGTTAATGCTGAAGCTACTAGTCTGGAAGTAAGCGTTAACGGCCAGTTTATCAGCGGCACAGTACAGGACGCAGAGCGTGCCAATACGCTTTGTTGGGTAGACGGTGAGTGCCTCAGTTACACTACAGCTACATTGCTACAGAACGGCAATTATTTGTTGGAGGGACTAGTAAGAGGACAGTATAATACGCAGGCAGCTGCGCATAATGCAGGTTCTCAGTTTGTGCGCTGTGATGAAGCTATTCTTAAAAGCAATATCCGTAAAGAGGATATTGGCAAAAAGATATGGCTGAAATTTGCTAGCTATAACATCTTTGGTAGTGGCGAACAGAGCCTTGATGAAGTAGAAGCTTATGAGTATATATTGACTGCTTATTATATCCCACCAGTAACAGACATAAGGGCCTACAACCGATATAGACAGATGCAGGACGGCGTGGCAAGGTACGACATTGTGGTTGAATGGAATCAGCCCAATTTAAAAACATATCTAGAAGGATGCGTGTGGTATAAAACAAACCATTCGCAGGCTGATCAGCTGACTTTTAAAGAAGGCGTATCAGCAGACCTGTTAGGCTTTGATGGACCGTGGATTTTTGGCGGTAGTGGAAAGCAACAGGTAGTTATTCCGCAGGCTGTTGTGGGAGATACATATAAGATTGCCGTAACTACTAAAGATGAATTTGGTGTAGCAACAAGCCCGGACATGGCGCCTCAGTTGGAAATATTGGTAGCAATGAAAACTGACCTGCCCAATACTCCAGACAAGTTTGATATAACCTTTGGCGAAAAGGCGGTTGTATCCTGGCAAGAGGTTACTAACACGGATGTCATGCTTTACGAGGTGCGCTACAATACTAATCCTGGCATAGAGGATAGTAACTTGCTTGCTCGTACTAATGGCCTTGCAACAGCTGTCAATTTGACTAGCCGTAAAGGTAAGCTATATCTGTATGCTAAGGCTGCCAACGGAAAATACAGCTTGCCTGCAGAACTTGAATATAACAAGCAAGAGCCGCCTACACCTAAGCCGCCTAAGGTAACTAGTAAACTGGGCGGAATGAGTGTCGTTGCAGAGCCTATTCCTAACGGCTGTAATGGTATGATGGTTTATATCAATGACGTGGCTGTAAAAAGCGTAAACAACACTATTACATACACTTGCGACGCAGGCGTTTATGATGTGATAGTTGCCTATACTGACATATTTGGTGAAGGCCACAAATCAGCAGCAGCCAGGTGCGTCGTAAAAGTAACAGTTGATAAAGATTTACTAGAGCAAGGCTCCATCAGTATGGACAAGGTGGATCAAGCTTTAAATGAGCTGATTTCTTCAGGCGGTGGTGCTAATGACAAGATAGTCCAGCTTGTTAAAGATTTGAATTCTGACGGCTACAAAAAGTATTCTGCGTTTGTTCAGATGGAAGATGCTTTGGAGCTGCGTGTTAAAGATGGCGAACTTATCAGCAAAATCAATATGAGCAAGGAACAGATTACGATTGATGGCAAACTGCTTCATGTAACTGGCGACACCATATTTGATAAAAATGTCATCACTAAAGGAATGATACAAGCCAATGCCATTACCGCTGACAAGATGGACGTTAAGAGCCTGTCATCAATCACTGCTACTATTGGCACACTCAGGACTGCTACGTCAGGCGCACGTACTGAGATTAAGGATAACTTGATTGAGGTTTATGATGATAACAACGTATTGCGTGTAAGAATGGGGGTATGGTGATGCCGCAGGGATTGCAGGTATTTGATGCTGATGGAGAGATTATTTTGGATGCATCAGATTCGTTGTGTAGATTTTTAGGACAGTTTAAAGCTGACAAGGAGTATGGCAGCTTTACTCCTAGTGGACTTGAAGTGACTGATAGGGTGTTTGCTTTTAGCTCATATAGTGGTCGGAGTTATCGAGGTGGAACTGTTCCGCTAACAATATATATTACAAATGGTCAAACCATAAACTGGAGATATAGAATGGATGTCGCAGTGAATGGTATGACGGAGGTAATCACCTATGGAAGCTACTAGATATTTTGAAGCTAGAAATGACAATAAAACGCTTATCATTGATGATAACTACAAGAATTTCGCTTTAAAAGAGATTATATCACCAGTAAAATATAGTATAAAAGATGAATATCAGTTGGTAAATTATGATACTACCGCTCTAAATACTATATTTACTGGAGTTGCTTACATAATGATAAACGTAAAGCCGTTTAATACCGAAAATCTACTTGCTATTGCGTGTGATGTAGATGATGTAGCATACGCCACATATATTCATGACGATATACTTACCATATATATTTTAAGGATAGGCGGACAAGAGGATCCGGATGTCAATGATGCAAAATATGTATCTGAACATACTAAGATATTACACTATATCCCGTCTGAGCAAATAAATCGTACTGAGAATTATGGGATGGAAATTTTCAACAAAGATGGGGAAATAGTTTTTTCTAGTGCTCACAGATATTTGAAAATTATAGATACCATAACACAAGACATATCCGATGTTAGCGATATAAATAGAATGTACGGTGGTGGCATCGCTGTAATTCCTTTTAGTTGCAGGTACACAGCTTCGTATAATCCACAGATGGTTGTTTATTGGCGGCACTTTTTTTCCTTTGAAAAATCAGGAGATGTTACAAAGCTTTCAATGGTTGCCAGGGTAGAAAAAACTATTCCGCCATTTGATAACTATTTGCTCACTGGATATTTTTATAATACGAATTTGATGGTGTTAAAAGGGGAGTGATTAAATGAGACCACAGGCTTTTCAAGCGGGTGAGGTTAGAGACGAACACGATAATATAATCAGGCAAGGTGCATATGGCAAAAAAACTCCGTTTGTGACTGCTGATAATAGCGGCATCCTGGATTATATTATCAATAATTTTGATGTGTTGGATAAAGGCATCAAAGCTGCTGGCATCGGTAACCCCGTTGTTAGTATCACACAGAATAATGGTAATCTGATTGTTACTAAAGGTGACGGAAGCAACACTAGTATTGCTTTGCCTGCTCCCGATGTTAGTAATTTAGCTAAGTTGCACGAGAATAATATTTTTACTGGAACTAATGTATTTTATAATTGTCTTGGAATAAAAGACGTTAATAAAGGTGAAATACCTATTTTTGAAGCGAAGCAAGATGGAATTGGACTTTATAGAAGAACTACAGCCGAGGGACTAGTAACACTAAAAGAAGTATCTTCTAAATACACCAGCACCACAACAGCAAGCAGAGCGTACACAGATGTTGTAGAACTGAAAACACCTGACAATACTGCTGCATCTTTTGACCCTCAAACTGTTTGGAATTTTTCAAGCGCAAATGAAACAAAGGTATGTGTCTTGTTAATTACTGGCGCAGGCGCACCAACCATTGAATGGGTAAATTGCAAGTTGTGTTGTGAAGCTCCTGCTAAAACAGCTGATAAAGCTACTATTGTTACTTTCTTTATTACAGATACTGCTTTTTACTTAGTGTCTGCAATGCAGGAGGTTTAATGCTATGATTAACGGAATGATGATGTGTAACAAGACAAAAAGCGATATATATGAGTTGACGGTAGGTTCTTATGCATCGACAAATATGTATGGTACAGATTATGGATATTGGTCTACTGATAATATTGGCAATCTTTCACCTAATGATATTGATGGTAAAATAATCAAATCATTCTTTTATGATTATGGCAGGGGAGAATATTTACGTCTTTATTTTTTTGAGCCTGTAGAAGAAGTTTGGGCTAAAAAAATTATAGTGCAATTCATAGATTATGATAATTATGAAGTTCATCTTTATCGTAGATATGATGGTACTTTTTCAAGTGAAATAGGTAGCACAGTACCACAGATATTTCTTGAAAATGTTGGAAATACAATTAGGATTAAATTATGCAAGGAGTGATAAATGATGAAACACTACATATACAAAGACAAAGAATATCCATCTTTGTATCAAATCAGGCAACTTCTCCCAAACTATGGTATTCCCTCCACAGTCACTGATGAGCAACTTGCTGCCATCGGTGTTACTGTAAAAATCATTGAATCTAGCTTAGAAGAAGTTAAAACCAACAAAAAGAACACTCTCAAATGGGAACGTGACCGCCGAGAAACGCTCCCTATCACCTACAAGGATAAGTCTTTCGACTATGACGATAAGGCTCGTGAGCGTATGCGTATTGCTCAGCAGGCTTTAGAAGACAACAATATTCCGTCTCAGACTTGGACTTGTGCAGACAATAGCATTACTGAGTTGACTGTTACTGACTTTAAGGCTCTTAACACATTAGCTGCTCAACGTAGCGGTCAACTGCACGAACAGTACAATAAGCTGAAAGTGTATGTCGACACACTTAAAACTGTTGAAGCTATCGAAGCGGTTATTTTTGATACGGAGGTAGCTTGATGGATTTACAAACAATATCAACTATGGCAAGTGCAGGCTTTTTTATCGCCACATATTTAATCGTGCAGCCACTTAAGCTATCCATTAATGCGTTGCAGATTAGTGTTGATCGCCTGGCATCTGCTATGGAACGTGTTCAGGACGAGGTGGCCGACAATAATGAAGAGCTGGCAAGGGCTGAGGAAAAGGTGAAAACCTTGTTTTCCCACATTTCTGCTCTTGATGCACGTATCCGTCACATTGAGGAGCGCTGCGAAAATTGTCAGTGCAAAGGGGACTGATTATGAAAAAATTGTGGAATATGCTTAAAAAAGACGAAGAAACCATCAGCATCGGGCGGCTATGCGCTGTCCTGGCGATGGTTTTATTTATTGTAGTCAGCTTATATCTTGGCTTTACTGTTAAGACATGGGGGAACTACGATACATTTGCCTGGGTATGCCTTGCCTTTGTTATTGTCCAGCTAGGTAACAAGGCAATTGAAACTAAGGCTTTTAAGATTGGAGGTAAAGAATAATGAAGTATTTTACTGATGCAGAGTTCGCCTGCAAGCATTGTGGCTGCCTGCCTGATGGCGGAATGAATGCGGTGCTGCTAGCAAAGCTCGACCAGCTGCGTGAGCGTGTAGGAGCACCTATTATTGTTACCAGCGGCTATCGCTGTCCGGTGCATAATGCCAATGTTAACGGCGTGCCTAACAGCCAACACGTTCTCGGTACTGCTGCAGATATTATCTGCGATGCAGTCAGCGTAAATGAGCTTGCTGATCTGGCAGCAGAGATTGGCTTTGACGGCATCGGCCGTTACTATGATGACTGCTTTGTACATGTGGACTGCCGCGACAATGGTAATAGTCCCAATTATTACCGATGGTAAGGAGGTAAATGAAATGGAAAAATTTAAGGCTTTTATTATGTCTACTGAGTTCGTAAGCGGTCTGGTGATTGGTTTTACCTTGGGCGCGCTCCATCATTACTTTGGATTATGAATTAGGATGTGATTACCATTGCAAAGAAGGTTAATGTATGCTACATTGTTATTGGGTTGCTGTTTGTTATCGCCTTCTGTTGGTTCTGCAGAAAAGATGTACCAGATTACGGAGCCGGAGTTGATTCGATTAGAACAGAGATTACAGCAACAGAAAATGGTAATATCCAGCTCCAAGGCAGAATTGGTTCTGCTGACACGAGAGTTGAAAACGTCTCAGAATCAATTAGCAGAGCTGAGACATCAGCTGAACGAATCGCAGAAAATCTTGATAGAGCAGAGCAGCTCAATCGAGAATGCAAACAGATACTTGCAAGAGTACGAAACCGAAGTGCGTCACAATGAGCACCGCTTGAAAAGCCAGAGAATTATTTGGCAAGTATTAGCGGGATTTTTGTTTGTGAAAGCACTGAGTTAATGGCCGCGGTGTGGCCGTTTTGTGGCCACTAGTAAAATGAGATTAAATATTCATAGATGATTGCAAATATGGATAGGCTGTTAAGAACCCTTATTTTAAGGCATTTTTCAACATATATAATGAAGTAAGGGGCTTGTTAAAGTGAAGTAATGAAGCTAGTTCTATCTACAAGTCATGTGGAAACGGTAACCGTGTTAAGCCGCATAAAAGCTGAATTTTAACTATTAAAATATGTACACAAAAGTTGTTTTGTACACCGTTTTTACACGTTAATTTTAGTCGTGTACAGTAACATAAAATAACATAATAATAAAAATTCTCTTTATTTTATAATTATACAATGTTGATTTGTGTTATAATTGTCGCAAAGAGGTGTTCACAATGAAAAAAATTTTACTTATACTTGCAGTAGCAGCTTTAATACCTGCCAGTGTATCAGCTTGTACTTACGAAAACATTAAACTGGAAAATGGAACAGTAAAAGCACGGTGGATACCTTGCAACGATGAAAATTGTGCTGATTATCAACGTCATAAAAAATGATTGAAAATCAAAATATTCATGTAAACGATGTTGCTCCTGTTAAACCAGTAAATCGTTTTAGAACTGCGAATATTAAAACAGAGCATTTAGAAGAAGTTAAAGAAAGCACTGGTAAAATATATGATAAAAAGCAGCATCGTGAACGTAACGTTGATGCTATTAACGCTGAAAATGATGCTATAAATGCAGCAATTAAAAAAGCTGGAAAATTGCCTGACACAGTTAAATAAAAATAAGTCGTGGATTTAATTCCACGACTTATTTTTTATACGCTTCCTAAATTGCAATAAGAAGTTGCACACTTTTAAAAAATCAAGCTGCATAAATCTTATCAAGCTGCATAAATCTTATCAAGCTCATTCTCGAATAGATCATCAGGTGATTTGTATCCGAGTATTTTCCTGGGTAAC